GGGTCCGGCGCGCACGTTCATGCGACCAGCATTACCGGCACGATTCGCCTTGCCTCTGCGATCGTCGGGGCGGAACCCATACTTTTGAAGTTCCTCGACGGTATGGGGTGCCGCGTACGTACGCTTTTCGCCAATTTTGGAGGCGGGCGAGGTGAGGTAGCCGTGTGCGTATTTGTGAATATTGGGTGCGGGGTTATTGTTATACGCGTATTGTTCGATATTACCATCCTTCTTATTCCTGGTGGGATCCTGGGAAGATGTGAGTTCAGATACGAGACGCTTAGCTCCACGGAAACCGAGACCGTCGGTTCTGGACCCGGTTTCGGAACGGTTAGTGGGTCGCTTAGTATGTTCATGTTCGGAACGTACGACTACACCCGACATACCCTGCGCCCGTCCACCAACTGGGGGGCGACGACCGGTCAACATCGCGGTAGTCTCGGGCCTATTATTACCTATTTCACCCATGACACCGCGACGACCACCTGATATATCATGCGCTGGGCCACTCCTGCCAGGTAGGGTAGTTAAACGATACGCACCGACGTTTTCTGGGTTTACACGAAAGAGTTGTTGATGTCCACCGAAAGCGGGAACTTCAGCACCCACGCCTAGACCGGGGCCTACGAGTTGTTTTTCCACTGGGGAAAGATTATTCATTCGGCCTGTATCAAACATACGATCACGCATTTCTAAAACTTCACTTCCACTGGTCCTATATTGAGGAGCTATGTCTCCGAATGTGGGATGTTCGAGTTTGCGCTGTGGTGTACGGGTTGAGGAATTATCCATAATCGCTGGAGCGACCATATCCTGTATGGGTTGTATAGACTCGGTCACGGGTGGGATGGTTTTTTCGGGTTGCTCGCTTAATCGCTTTCCTAAATAAGCTAATCCAGCTATAGCAGCTATAGATACTGGGTCCGCCATTCTTAATTGTTGTCGATATTTTTTATTTAGCATATCTCTGATTGAACACAACATTCTGAGTCATCGCACGAGTACTGGCGGGCTCATAAGTCCTGGTTCGAAGAGGCAACTTGCATTCGACATTTTGAATGGGGAAATATTGATTTTCGTATGTTTTAGCTATAGATGTATTAAATGTAGAGGTGGATTGAGGACGTAATTGATCACTCGTTTCTATGAATTGGGCTGGGGAACCTTTACCGGCCATATAAGGAGCGGTTCCGTATAACATGGTATTTGGGCGGCCGGATCCATAGTTAAGTGTACTGGGCTGAGGGTAAACAAAAACTTCATCGGTCGCACACACGGGAGGATGTGCTGGATTCTGGACAAGACTTAATCCTGGTTGGAGTTGGTACGCCATTTATTATTACATGAGAATATTATCTATGAAGGTGATACTCCATTACCTAAACGACCAGACGGAAGTGCGCGGCCCCCAAAAGCTTCCAATTGAATACCACGAGCGTTGGGGTCGCAGAATAATCCATCAGTCTTGCACATAGGGGCACCCTTCTTACCGTATAAGAATTCAGCATATGCGGTCTGATCGCCTGGTATTCCGGATACTGGAGAAGTTACAAACTGCCTCGCGAGAGCGTTCCTTTGACGACCTGGCCAAGGGGAACGAGATTTCTGGGGACCGTATTGAACATCACCGGTTAAATATTTATCTATTTCTGAAGAAACGCTATCTACATCACAAGCGGAAGGGCGATCGGGACGACCATCATAATCGGACAGTAAAACGTTTGCCATAGGGTTATCGGCGGTAGGAAGTTGACATCCCGGATTTCCATTAGCCGCACGCGCGGAACCATGTTTAATCATGTTATTTTGTTCCATCGCGTATAAAACACCCACACCGGTAGCACCAAGAACGAATACTCGAATATCGCGGCGAATGAGGTATAATATGCACGTGGCATAAATTATAAACCTCACACTCGCGTTAACCCGGTCTGCTGAGGATTGTGTGTTTACTGGCCAAAATTCCGTGATTTTATCTTGACGTACTAATTGTTTTGGATCATTAAAGACGGATACCATTTATATATAAAACTTTTATTTTTTCAACATATTCCCAAGTAGACCCTGCATAGAAGCCATGATCTGGGCTTCATCCAATTCTTCGCCATCGGTCTGAAGCTTATCAGCGCACTGCTTCGCTACATTTTCAATCATACTGAGAGTTTCGGGGGGGATCGAGGTGATAGTCGTACCTAGCACGACTAGAGTTTGGAGGTATTGCCAAATGGCAGCCTTGGTAGCATCAGACGCATTGGGCCAACAGGCCTTAATGTTCATGTCGCGGAGAAATTCAATATTATCCGCGTTTTCGAGGAAAAATGATTCGTCGCGGGTGTTTACTTTCCCGACATGAGGAGAAACGCCATTCATAAACCCTTCTACAACAAGCTTTCCGTTAGCGGATCGCATGAGTTCAAAGGCTGCGATGTATTTCTTGATACTCTTCTCTTCTGGGAAGGTTTTGTAGAGTTCAGTGAGGAACTGGCCCATCATGTCGTTAAAGGCGGTAACCGAGGTCATTATATACACGATACGTAGATATTCTTTAAGTTAATCAAAATGGGTCTGTTGAAATGGTTTCACGCTTACCTATTCCATTCGATACTATAAAATACACTAAAATCATTACCAATGCGGCAGGTTTAGCATATGCGCTAGTTGTTAGGGTTCCTTCGTTATTTAATTTAGCCTTCATGTGGATATAACCAGCGGTTAAACCACCCGCGATAATACTGGCTCCAAAGGGGTCTCGTAGATATTCGTCTATATCCATATACTAATACCTAGTTTTTTTTATTCTCGAATCGGGTGCATCTGGAAACAAATCTTCATCTTCTGGTGGAGCTTGTGGTTGTCCTGGTCGTACCCGTGGAATCGTTCTAAATTCATTTTCAAAATGGCGCGGATGAGCTTGTGGTTGGGGTTGTTGCTCCATGGGTGATTCTTCCATAGGTTCTTCCATGGGGGGAGGTGCTAAGTCTTCCGGTGGTGCGTCTACCATCCCCTCACTTTCTCCAGTTGGGTTATATTCGCCACCCATTTCTGGTTCAGGTTCTGCTTCGCCACTTTGTTGGGTTTCATCATATTCGTCAACATCGTCAGTTTCGAGGTCGGCATCTTGAGGATCAATAATATCGTCAGTTGTGCTCATATAAGTTTGGAGAATTTGTTGTACGGGTATGAGTTCCTTTACCGTCGCTTCAATACAAATTCTAAAACGCTCAAATAATTCATCATTACGATTATATTCAGACTGATTTTCACTGAAAATGTATGGATTTTTATATAAATCCTTGGCTGCGTTTTTATAACAAGAATGAATAAAAACTTCATTCGAGGGTAACTTTACGGAAAGTTTCTTAACGTCCTTGCTCAAGCGTACGGCTGACAAAATTTTCACCGAACTGACAAATACCGCAGCTACGAGATCTTTAAACCACGCGCACCTATCAGCTATGTTATCGGTATGTTCTTTAGACATGGTTTCGTTCCACTCTGGAACATCTTGTAAGAGTTTCTGAAACATGATGAGAACCTTGCGGCCTTTTGAAAGTTTATGTGCTTCTTGGTACATAACATCGAATACGTCGATCATAACTGGGCACATGAGAATGGAAAGCTGGTCTAGGTATTCACGCTTGGCTTCTACTAGAATATTGAGATTATCCATATATCATGTAGCCACTTTTAAATATCACCCTTTTCCCGCGAATCCCCTGTACTTGTTCGCGTACTTTTTAAGATTTACGAGGGTTGGAAATTCTGTGGTATCGTCTTCACTTTTCCCATCATGGATCTGTTTCTTGATTTTCCATGTTATTCGTAGTAAAAATTCTCCTATGATTACGACATTAAACTCACCCAATTCTAATTGACGCTTGACGTAAGATGTCGCTTTTATCCTATCGTAAGTCGGGTACCCCAACACCATCATGGGAACTTCAAAGTCAACGTAGAGTTGTTTAATTTCAACCGCACGCTTTATTTTCCTGGTAACTTGTTCGTATAACTTGACGTATGTCTCTTTCTTGATACGATTCCTTTTGTCAACGACTTTTGATATATCATTTACGCTGATCATACAATTAGGTATGACTATAATTTTAATAAATCTAACTCACTATCTCGAATCTCTTCGTATGCCAGATATTGATGTCCTTGTATATCTTTCATGAATGGTGAAGAGTTAGCTGGAGGTTTAACATCCATGGGTTGTTTGTTTG